TCCATCCGCTGTTACGCCTGGCTATCAATAATAGTCAAGGCTATGGTGCCAGTGCAACTGCCACTGTGGTTGATGGTGTGGTCACGGGCATTGCTGTGAACAATGCTGGCTCGGGATACATGGCTGCACCTTATGTTCAGATTCTGGGCAACGGTGCTGGTGCCACAGCCATTGCTGCACCATTCACAGGGCCCAGCGGCATTGGTGCAATCACTGTCACAAATGGTGGTTCTGGTTACTTGCCCTTGAACTTTGGTGGCACTGAAGCACAGGCTGTGACTGTGCTGATCACAACTGGCTACGTAACCAATATCTTTTATCGTTAACTGTTGCATTTGCGTGACAAATCTGTTACACTGTACAGATGCTTGATATCCTTGCTTACCTACCTGCAAAAAAGAAACAAACACCCTCGGGGTGGTTGAGTTTCAATGCGGTGTGTTGTCAGCACAATGGAAGCACACAGGATCGACGAGGACGTGGTGGTCTCAAAGCCTCTGAGGCGGGTTGGAGTTATCACTGCTTCAATTGCTCATACACAGCCAGTTTTATACTGGGACGCAGTGTAAGTTATAGGGCTCGAAAACTGTTGGGTTGGATGGGGGTTCCAGAAGTAGAAATAGAAATGCTGGGATTGGAAAGTCTGCGGCACAAAAATATACATGGCATACTGAGTGAACGACAGCAAGTTTGGAATGCCATCAGCGACATTCAATTTGGTGAGTTTGATGAGTTGCCACCATTTAGCGAATTGGTCACACCTGAGCAAACAATTCAGTGGAACTACCTGCGTACAAGAAAGGTGCCTGAGGACTTTCCTGTACTCACAGCCGAAAAGAATGATGGCGTTCACTGGACTCGTCCACAGGTGATCATACCGTTTACCTACAACAATGTCATGGTGGGGTGGACTGCCAGAATGTTGGATGGCAAGGCGCCCAAGTTTATCAGTCACAGTCAGCCCGGATATGTTTTTGGCACAGACTTACAGCACGAAGACTGGCAACATGTGATTGTAACAGAAGGCATATTTGATGCACTCAGTATAGGTGGCTTGGCGGTGATGCACAATACCATAAGTGATCTACAGGCAAGACTGATACGCAGTCTTGGGCGAGAAATAACAGTGGTACCAGACCAAGACACCGCAGGCGTTGAATTAATTGACCGTGCTGTGGAACTGGGTTGGGCAGTGAGCGTACCTGATTGGCCTGCGGGCTGTAAAGATGTCAACGATGCTGTGGTAAAGTTGGGTCGACTGGGTGCCTTGCTAACTATAATGCAATCAAGAGAAACCAGCAAGATCAAAATAGAACTAAGGAAGAAAGCACTTGTTAAAAGAATACGGACTTGACGTTCAACGTTTATTTTTAGAAATGATGTTGGAAGACGCACAGAGTTATGTGCGTGTGCAGAACATCTACAACCCGCAAAACTTTGACAAAAGTTTACGAGCCGCGGCTGAGTTCATAAAAGAACATAGTGACAAGCACAAGACCTTGCCAGACCGTATGCAGATTAGTGCAACCACAGGCATAAAATTACAAGCAGTACCTGACTTGAACGAGGGACACTTTGATTGGTTCATGATCGAGTTTGAGCAGTTTACCAAGCGCCAAGAACTAGAACGTGCAATTCTCAAGGCTGCAGACATGCTGGAAAAAGGTGACTTTGAGCCTGTGGAAAAACTGATCAAGGACGCTGTACAGATATCGCTGACTCGGGACATGGGCACAGACTATTTTGCAGACCCAGCGGCTCGTATCAACAAGTATTTTAATTCGGGAGGGCAAGTGTCAACAGGTTGGCCACAACTGGACAGATTGTTGTATGGTGGCTTCAGTAGAGGTGAGTTAAACATCTTTGCAGGCGGATCAGGATCAGGTAAATCCTTGGTCATGATGAACATTGCACTGAACTGGTTGCAACAAGGGTTGAGTGGTGTTTACATCACATTGGAACTGAGTGAAGAACTAACAAGTTTGCGAACAGATGCTATGCTGACCAACATGAGCACCAAGGACATTCGCAGGGATATTGACACCACAGAACTCAAGGTCAAACTGGTGGCCAAGAAATCGGGCAACTATCAAGTCAAAGGATTGCCAGCACAAAGCAACATCAACGACATACGTGCGTACTTGAAAGAGTATCAGATTCAAACAGGCAAGCGTGTGGACTTTGTGATGATTGACTACTTGGACTTGTTGATGCCAGTCTCTGCCAAGGTCAGCCCCAATGACTTGTTTGTCAAAGACAAGTATGTGAGCGAAGAACTGCGTAACCTTGCCAAGGAACTGGGCATCTTAATGGTAACTGCAAGTCAGTTGAACCGTAGTGCCGTGGAAGAAATTGAGTTTGATCACAGTCATATCTCAGGTGGTATTTCAAAGATCAACACAGCAGACAATGTGTTTGGTATCTTTACTTCACGTGCTATGAAAGAGCGTGGCAAGTATCAGATACAGTGTATGAAGTCTCGAAGCTCGACCGGCGTTGGTCAAAAAATTGATTTGGAGTACAACATTGAAACAATGCGCATTACTGACGAAGGCGGAGAAGATGGAGATGCATATTCAAAGAAACCATCAGCTTCAATCATGGACTCGATCAAAGCCCGTAGTCAAGTTAGCCCGGCTGCTGACAGTGCGGACACCCCACCATGGGAAAGTTCAGCCCCTGGTGTAGATACAGCCAAGATATTGGGCGATGTACAAAGTGCCAAACTCAAACAACTACTGGGCAAGATCAAAACATCATAATACCAACGCCGTCAAATTAGTTGCTGTTGAATAACATCGTGAATCACTCGAGCTTTTTTCTGCTCTAGTTTTTCGGTTGCTAGTAACGATGTCAAATGCTGTTTAAAACCATCAAGATCAGTATCTCCACTGGCAGTGATGTGTTCGATAGCCAGAGTGTAATTGTCAATGTTGATTTGGTAATGCATGATTTCTTGCTGTCTGGCTGCAAGTGCTTGTGCTAAAATTTCTTGTTTGTCCATGTTTGTATGTATCTTTACTAACTGTTGGGAGAAAACTTTACACCCAGAACATTGCCTGCAGGCAATGTGGTAAAGTCAGCGCTCTTGGTACCTATTCCGCTCACTAGGCTAAATGGATACACAGACACATATGGAGAAGTATCATGACCAACTGCCAAACTGCGTACACCAGACGCCACACCGTCAGTAAAGTCAACACTTCGTCCTGACCCAGTGGGCAACGTGACCGGATCGGCATACTTGCTGCCAAAGCCGCTGCCGGTGCTAAACGGATACACAGACACATATGGAGAATTATCATGTGCAACTGCAATGGCCTCACTGCCGAGATTATACCAACTGACATCATAGGCGTTGCCAGTGGGCAGCGTAACTGGGTTGGCCCACTTTGTACCAAATCCTCCAGCGGTACTAAACGGATACACTGACACATATGGAGAATTATTATGTGCTACTGCTATTTGACTGTCGCTAAATTCAACCGACCTACCTGCCCCAGTGGGCAGTGTTGCCGGATCGGCATACTTGCTGCCAAAGCCCACCCCAGTGGTCCAGGGATACACATTCACATAAGGTGAAGATCCTTGTGTAACAGCAACCTGGCTGCCGCTAACATTGTATCTAAAATTTACGGCTCCGCCGCCCGGTAGTATGGCTGGGTCAGCATATAAGCTGCCAAAGCCCACGCCACTGGTCCAAGGATACGCATATACAAAAGGTGTGCCAATTTGTGTAATTGCTATATCGTAGACATTGGTTCCATCACTAAAAAAATCAACTCCTCGAGCTTGTGCGGGACTGGGAAATGATGCTGGGTCAGTATACTTGCTGCCAAACCCTGAGTTGTAATTCCAAGCCCAGACATTTATGTATGGAAAACTAGATGATGTCACCGCAATGTCTGTGAGCGTTGTTCCTTGTTTGGCCCAGGCCACTTGAAAACAAAAGTTAGCAATCACCGGGCTAGAGTATTTGACCCCAATTTGTCCGCCACTGAATTTAAACACATTGATTCCGGGTGTCACACTGTCTATAGTCATTGCAATAGCCGGATAACTACCGGATACAGTGTTTTGTTGAAATGATAACAGTGCACCGCTCATGACAAGCCACTTCCTGAAATCAACCAACTGGTTGATGTGATTTTGATAGCAGTGGCAGTTCCGTATTGCGCCAAACTTCTTGAACCTGTGGTGCCAACCGGACTCAAGTACATGGTGTCTGAGGTGATAGCAATGGTCACAACCTGACTGGTTAAATTTATAAACGCAATTGCTGTACCAATTGGATAAGGCACACTGCTATTGGCAGGAATAGTAAATGTTCTTGCGTTAGCGTCAGCGGCAGGGTGTAAGATGTGCTTGCCAGCATCTTCAATTACCAAAGTGTAGTCAGCACTCTGACTGTTTTGCGGAATGTTTTTGTAGCCCACCACGTTGGTTCCATCAATGGTGAGTTGACTTGCATTGCCAAAATAAACGTTGCCAGTGACATTGCCTGTGGCAGTTATTATTCCTAGAGACAGCACATTGCCACCAGTGACGTTGCCTGTAGCTATTACTTGTGCGCCTGTGTTGAGGTTGCCACCAGTGACATTGCCTGTGGCTGTGATTAATCCTGCTGTGTTAACGTTGCCACCAACTACGTTGCCAGTTGACGATACCACACCACCAGTATTGATGTTACCACCAGTGATGTTGCCCACAGCACTAAATGCTCCAGAAGATGTGACTATACCTGAGCCATTTGGAGCCAATGCAATGTTGCCGTTGCTGCCGGTGATAATGCTCAACGCACCTGTGTCAACAATGTTGCCTGTCACATTCAAGTTGCCGCCGCTGACATTGCCTGTGGCTGATATCAGGCCACCTGTGAGCAAGTTGCCACCTGTAATGTTGGCAGTGGTACTGAACGCACCCCCAGTCAATATGTTACCACCAGATATGTTGGCTGTGGTAGTAATATTGGCAGTAGACTGCAAAACACTGACAACGTTGCTACTCAAACTCAACCCAGCAGCATTCAAGTTACCACCAAGTATGTTTCCAGTGGCACATACTTGTGCGGCACTGACCACTTGAGATGTCACAAGATTACCACCTGTGACGTTGCCAATAGCTGTGACCAACCCTGCAGTGACAACATTACCACCAGTGATGTTGCCTGTGGCTGTGATCAAGCCTGCTGTGAGAATGTTGCCACCAGTAACGTTGCCAGTTGCAGTGATCAATCCCACTGTGGTTAAATTACCGCCTATGACATTGCCACTTGCACTCACACTGGCTGCACTGATTGCTGCTGCGGTGATCAAATTGCCACCAGTGATATTGCCAATGGCTGTGACCAAGCCTGCTGTGTTGACGTTGCCACCTGTGATGTTGCCTGACACTGAAATTGCAGTGCCAACAAAATTACCAATGATGTTACCACCTGACACATTGGCTGTGGATGTGATGTTGCCAGCGGCGCTGACTATTCCGCCTGTTAATATATTACCGCCTACAATATTGCCAGTGGCAGTTACAGTGCCCACAGAGATATCAGTCAGTGTGACATTGCCAAATATGTCTCCATTCACATACAAATTGCCCTGAATGCCCACACCACCGGCCACAGTCAATGCACCGGTCACAGAACTGTTGCTCACAGTGTTAGCAGCAATGGTCACAGGATTGCTGTAATAGCTCAAGGGACGATTCAAATCAACTACTGTGATGGCATTGCCAGCGTTGGTTGTTGAAAATCCAAATTCATAGGTGCCTGCATTGGCAAATGTGATCACATTGCTGGAGTACCCTTGAATGCCCACAATGCCGTTGCTGACTGTGTTGGGCAGGGTCAATGTACGTCCTGCCTGATCCACAGTAATTTGAGTGCGCACCACACCCAAGGTTCCAGCAGTGGGCCAGGTGTTTGAAGTAAAACTCAACGCAATGTTGCCAGCCATGTTGATGCTTTGATAAGGCCCGGCACTGCAATCTATTGTGATTGTGCCCGAAGTATTGGCAATGGCCACAACTGTGCCTGAAATGCCTTTGACCAGGGCATTGTACACCATGTTGTTGCCAAGATTGTTGTCCAGTGTAGTGCCTGTGAGAGCTGCCTTGAACACAGATTTATTCTGCAGTTCGGTTATCTCATCTGCAGCATATTGAAAATTTGTACGGGTATTGGTAAAGTTGTCACGCATGCCTTGAGTGTTGTTGCTGACTCCTGCAATGGGATAATTACCGTCGATATCAGCGGGATTGATTTGGCTAGTCATACTGGTTCCTTGTATTAGATATTTATTGCAATCACAATTCCACTAAATAATCCAAAGGCCCTTGAGCAAATGCAAAAGAAAACTAGAAGCATATTAGAAGAACTGGACAGCTTGTACATAGAACGTGATCGCAGAGCCATCATCGAAACTCGCGCCAGCAACCTAATAGAAACAGCCATTCGTTTGCTGGAACAAATTGACGCTGAATTCTCGCCTGACCAAGCAGAAAATCTTCAGCGCAAACTGCTGAATGCAATACGTCAACGAGACACCAGCAAGTTCTCACGGTCCGTAAGGAGAACCAATGCAGATATTTGAAATCACTGCTAGAAAATCAGTTCAAGAAGCTATTAATCCTGGTGCTGTGATTGGTGCACTAGGGTCTAAATTGGCTGCTTACAATGCACAACAAGCCGGATTAAGCATGCCAAATGATTCAGCCGGTGGCAGTGCTTACGGCGACATGCGAGCCAAAGCTGCTACTGCCGCTGATCCGTTGATCAATCAAATGGCTGCAGACGAATTGGCCAACTGGAATCGAACCCTGACCAATGCCATGCAATCTTCTGGTGTGGCAAGACCTGGCGCATTGCCCCCGCAGGTCAAGCAATCATTGTCAGACAGCTTTATGAGTCGTGTTTATGGATATTTCTTAGACGGCCAATTGGGCAATGATTTTTCTAAATTGCCTCAATATGTAGATAAGAAATCGCAGTCTGAAGCAGCTATTTTGATGTCTAAATTGCTGGCCAGCATTCGTGCTATTCGCAATTATAATTCTCCAGCAACCACGCCAGAGGGTCAGTTTAAACAATGGCAAGATCTCTCCAAAGTCACATACGACATAAGATCATT